TAATTGAAAAACCATCTTCGTTGACTGCTAGTAATTGTATGACAAATGGAACAGCACTTGAATTGCCAGGCCCAACAATTCTTATATAGCTATAAGATTGCTCACCTGATCTAGTAAATATTAATTGTTTTTCTATTTCGGCTGATCTGGTACCTTCTGGTAATTTGCTTAATAACTGACTAACTAACTTAATAGCGTTATGATAAGTATCCAGTGATTTTTGAATTACAGGTTGATGTTCATGCCCCATTGCCATATCAAATAATTGTTTGGGATCTAGTCCAGTTTGTTGTTGAAATTCATCTCCTGAAATCCTTTCATTTTTTTTATCAAATAATTGTACGTTAACAGTTTTTTTATGTGCTGCTATAGCCCACATTTCGCCGTTAGTTTTATTTAAACAATATATTAATACTATCTCGTTATCATAAAAATACTGTTCAAAATAAGATTGATTAGTTTTTGTTGTACACCAATCGGAATCTTTGCCATGAAAACAACTGGCATCTTTGTTCAGTGGTATCACTATCAACCAGTTAGCATTGTCAACCAAATTAATACTTTGCCCTGAAAGTTTCTTTCTTTCAATCTGGGATTTACTGGGAATTACTGCTGCTTGATTAACAAATTCGCTAAATTTATCCCAGCCTTGTTTTGCCCACCAGTCAATGTTCTTTTGATTAACATCTTTTATTTGATTTCTGGTAACTAATTGCTTAAAATCAGCAATAGTTTTTTGAACACCAGCAGTATCTCCGTCAGACTGCTGTATAAAAGCAGCCTGGGTTTGTGGATAACCTTCTACTAAATAACGGAATTCATAATATCGCATTAGTTATTTATTATTTTTTAAGATCTGATATGTAATCGCAAATGCCTAGAGCTAACGCTTCTTCTGCTGTAAGCCAAACATCACTGGTAGGAAGTAGTTGAGATTTAATTGTATCTTCGTCTAGGCCCGTAGTTTCTTTATAATGTTCTACCATACGCTCATTAACGAGATTAAATTCTTTAGCGATGGAAAATAATTCATGGTGTTTTCCCTCGGAATAAGCCGAGTACTGATGACTCAGTATACTGGTATTTGGTGTGAGGATTCTGGAACCCTTAGCACCTGCTAGGAATATTAACAAACCACTGCTGGCAATTGTGCCTAGGCCAACAGTTTTAATTGGAATCGCACTAGACCGCATTACATCTATTAGGGCAAAAGCATGATCTACACTACCACCCTCACTGCATATCATTAGGAGTAATTCTTTCTTTTTACGTTTACCCACATGATTGGCGCATAATATCCATTCAACGACCGGTTTAATTGTTTCATGGCTAACTTCATCCATGAATACATACATTCCAGAATCTTGGAGTAGTTGTCCGGGTTCTTTGTTGCTGTCGTTATCGGTTATATTTGACGCCATGTTTTGACTTATTGAAATACAATTATACTAATTGCTACATTATTTAGCGTACTAAAAAATCATCCAAAAAAAGCCCCGTTAGGGGCTTTGTTTGAGAGCCAATTACTTGGCTGTTTTGCCTAGATTGGCGGTAAACTTTGATGCTGACTCTTTGGCAATATCGGCCATTGATTTAAATGCAGTTACGCTGGCTTTAGCGTACTCAGCGTTAGCTTCTGCTAATTTAGATAATGCCCAGCTTAATTCTTTTGGCTGAACAAAATTCAACATTGTTGATACGTTCTTTTGGGCCTGATCAATCATCTTTACAGGGTCCATTGCTTCGGTTAGTGTTTTCATAAATTCCATTTTAAATCTCCGTTTAAGCGAGCTTTAGTGTTAGCCCCACCATGGGCACTAACTGTTCTCTATCTTATTTATGTATTATAGCATAAAAAATGTGCGGTTGCAACATTTTTATTGTTATTTTGGTAAAACTAATATCAATAATATCTATAGCGAATATCAAGTCTAGCTTGACGTGTTCTAGCTTCAATAATTACTTCCAGTACTGCTTTTAAAAATTTTCTCATTAAATTAACCCCTTTTGTACGCCGCGATCAAATGTGCTGGCCCAGTATTCAACATCGGCAATGTTGGTGGGATTCTTGCTGGCAATATATTTTTCCATACGTTGTCCGTATGATGGTGCTTCAAATAGACTTGTGATCCATTTTAAAAAAGTTTTCATTTTGTGATTTCCTTATGTTTGTAAAGTTATTTATGTGCAGTTGCACATAACTAGTAATTGTACTTAGTTTTTATTTCAATATAAAGTAATAGAAATAAATAATATCATGAATAGTAGAGAATACGCTAAATTTAAAAGAACATTTATTGGGCCAATATTACCCAAAAAAATCAAAAAAGAAAGAGGCATAGAAGGAAGTATTCCCATGCCGGCAATAAAACCACCAAGATGTGATTGCAAAACTTGGGAAACAATAACAGGAGTAACATTAATTGACCCCACTAGCGCAAAAGCTGGAAGTAAACTAACTAATGATTGGCGTTCGGTACGATATACAATAAATCTAAAAGCAGTTGTTACTCCTAAATGGGCAAATAAAGATGCAATTAAAGAATTTTATAAGGAAGCCAAAAGACTAACCAAAGAAACTGGCATACTTCATCATGTTGATCATATTGTTCCTCTTAGACATCCATTAGTATGTGGACTTCATGTAGAGAATAATCTTCGTGTCATTTCCTATTTTGAAAATAATCAAAAATCAAACTACTTTACAGTAGAATAATTTTAACTTTATTTCAATATAAGTTAAATATAGTATCAGGAGATTACAATGTTAGCATTTATTAAACGTTTACTAGGAATTGCCCCTAGGGCAGTGGAGCCAGTAGAAGTAGTGGCACCATACAAGGTAGAAACACCGGCACCGGCGCCTGTTGAAGATACTGCTCCGGTTCAGTCAGATAAAAAAGCAGCTACGGGAGCTGCTAAGTCAACTGCTAAAAAAGGCGCTGAAGCCGGTGTTAGACCTGCTAGAAGACGCAAGAAGCCAGCTGCTACATAAGCAGCATACGAATCAGTCCCACTGAATCAATAACAACCAAAAAGACAGCATTGGCCAATAGGCCAAAGCTACGTCTGGTCCAACAAGCCCATGCACTGGCAATACATCCACATATAAAAATTGTGTAGAGGGGAATGACCGGAATGGTAGGCACTGTTACAGCAAAGATAATTGCACTGACAACTGAACATGCCCAGGCAAAGACTTCAGCTAGAAATCTTAGTCTATTACTACTCCAGTCTTGTTTAATATATTGCCAGATATTACTACCGGCTATTGTGATCCATTCCATTTTTCCACTGCCTATATAAGTTAAAGGAAGAAAGATTCTTTCCCTTTGATTCAACCATGCAATCTCCCCAGGCTAAATGAGATAATGCCCATTCATTACAAGCAGTATTCCACATAAAATCTGAATGGGCTCTTAATTTCTGTTGTTTATGTCCAGACTCTAGTAGTTTAGACATATTAGGTAATTTGTCAGTAGCATGTCCAGGAAGCCAATTTTCTCTACTAACTGAATAATGGAATGTGGGACGAACCCCGCGCCAACTGTCTACAATTTGTTGAACCCGATAATCCTCTGGCTGTATATATTCGCTTTCTCTAATCCAATGATGATGTATATCTAATGTAATTGGAAGTAAATCAGCAAGTGTAAGGCAATCATCTAGTCCCCATGCATTTTCTTCGTTCTCAATAACCAGGGTATTCCTTGCTTCTGGGGAGAGTAGTTTGTAGGCACGGCGGATTCCGTCTGGCCCTTGCCGCCCAGCAATATGCACATTGATTTTAATATCGTATGGGGTTTTTCCGTAGCCCATCCATCTTGCCATGTCCGCATGATATTCAAACTCCTCTATTGATCTAGAAACAATGTTGTCAGAATCTGAAGCCAGAACGCAGAACTGGCCAGGATGGAAGCTAAGACGCACACCACTGCTCCTAGCCCTGTCGCCAACTTTACTGAACGCCGTTCCGAGGTAATTGATAACGTCAGGCATGCGCCAAAAATAACTCCAGCTGTCATGAGTATACACTGGTAAAATATCACTACTAATACGAACCATACGAAGGTGCTCATCTAAATTTCCTACCTTATTAACAAGTTGATATGTAGACTCAATGTTTTGTACCATTAAGTCCCAGAGTTTTTGTTCAGCGACTTCTCTAGTCTGGCGACTCAGCCATGCTACAGTAGTGCCTCCTGTATTGTACTTCTTAGCATCATCAGATGGTTTAATGCCATTGACTTGATCGGGGTGATCAATCCATTTACAAGCGAATCCCAAACGTTTAATAATCATATTTTATCCATTTACAAGCAATTACATAAATACATTATACAATACTATTTAATAAGAGTCAACATGGCAAATACCAAATATCAAAATAAAAGAAAATTTCATACTGTTTATCAAACTACTAATTTGATTAATAATAAAATTTATGTGGGTGCTCATTCTACAGATGACTTAACTGATGAATATTGCGGGTCTGGTACTAATATAACCCGCGCAATAGAAAAATATGGAAAAGATTCTTTTAGAAAAGATATATTGTATGTTTTTGAAGATTCCGCAGAAATGTTTTCTAAAGAAAAAGAAATAGTTACACCTGAATTTTTAAAACGAGAAGATGTATATAATATTGTAGAAGGCGGATATGGGGGATATAATAAAGGAACTACGGGATTAAAACATCTTCATCATTCAAAGACTAGTGAACGATGTGCTGTACATCCTAATGCTGTGGGTAAAATGTTACAAGAAGGATGGTTAACAGGAAGAAATATGTCACCGACAACAGATACTATTTGGATATATAAAGATACAGAAAAAAGAATGGTATCACCAAATGAGCTAGCTATATATAAAAAAGAAGGTTGGCATAAAGGTCTTCCTAAATCTCCCACACGAGGAAAAGTTTGGATTTATAATACTGAATTAGATGAGTATAGTTTGTGTGAAACAAATGAACTATCAATGAAATTATCTAATGGTTGGATCAAACAAAAATGGGCCCCTGTTAAAAAGGGATCCACATGGGTAAATAATGGGACTAATAATCTTCGTATTCTTAAGAATGAAATAGATACTTATATTACTAATGGATGGAAGAAAGGAATGATCACTTCTCGTTGGAGTTAATCTTACCTTTCATGTGGATCCTTCATGTCATGTGCGAAAATAAAGTAAAACCAAGTGCGGTCTTTCTCCTCCTTAAAATGAAATTGTACATAATTTGATCCTTCAAAGTCCCAACGTTCACCACGAGGACCAAAATTTAAGCGACAGTATCGCACCATCTTGGAAGCAAGCGGTAATTCTACATAAGTGGATGTTAAAGGCAAACTATCTTTCATAACACTATTATACTGTGTTATGCAAGGATTGTCAATCGTTTAATATAGCCAAAACGTTATCAAATGTATCTCTTCCGAAATTTGGCAGAGAAGCTAGTTCAGATCTAATCTCTTCTGTATGATCTACTAAGATCCATTGAACAGAGGGTTTTGATTTTATAGCTTGATGAACTAATCCACGATAGTGTTTAGCTTTAACATCTTCTAGTTTATCAGATAACGGAGGTGTTTCACTAAAATCAAACCCAAGCAGTAATACTACATCACTAATGCTGCCAGCAAGGTTCATAGCTACAATTTCATTTTGATTGACAACATTGTTTCCCATAAAATCACCCTCATATAAACGTACACCAGATGGACGATTAAGTGCTAGATAGGTTGAATTAGGAATATAAAAGTTACAGGTATTTTGAAATGATCTTTTAATTAACTCCTGTGCTTTATTCATATCATGGCAAATAACATTATCAGTACTATATGCCCTCCATGTTTTCCAAGATCCCCAAAAAGCTCCGCCTCGTTTCATACGATCAAGATCCACGGTAGGATCTAATATAAGATTGTCAGCAAGGACCCATTGGATGTTCATGGTATTACTTATAATCAATAATTGAACTATTAAAAATAACTAAATATTTACAATTGGAGATACATATGAAAGATTTTTTTACGCATGACGAACGGATAGATGAAAATACTGCTTTGCGAGATTTAGAAAAAAAGGTACATTGGCTAATGTATCAATTAGCCCAAGCCGGCCTTGCATTGGATGTAGCAGGTGGATCTTACTCATTTCCAGATGATTTAAATAAAATTGACATACAAAATGATGCAGGAGAAGTCGCTATGAATGCTCAATATGTTAATGGCCTTACTGCGGGATGCGGGGCATTACAAAATAATCAACAGTAATAAAACAGTAATAACAATTTTTTAAATAATTGTAAATATGATAAATCGGGCACAACAATAGAGTGTCACTGGAACTCGTAACCAGGCCACAAAGGAAATATGATCTCAAAAAAATACTGTACAATTTTCATTTCCGATGTGCATCTTGGTACACGAGATTGCAAGGCCAATCAATTAAATAATTTTCTTAAAAATAATACATGTGCTACCTTGTATATGGTAGGTGACATAATTGATGCTTGGAAAATACAGCAGAATCGTTGGAAATGGAATCAAAGCCATAGTAATGTTATAAGACGTATATTAGGACATGCCAAACGAGGTACAAAAATAATTTACATAGCTGGCAACCATGACGAATTTCTTCGCCCTTTAATACCATATGGTATTGGATTTGGCCAAATAGAAATTGTTAATCAAGCAGAACATAATGGTATAGATGGAAAAAAATACCTAGTTACTCATGGCGATTTATTTGATGGCATTACTAGATTAGCACCCTGGATTAGTTTTTTAGGAGATAGAGCATATGATATCATACTTACTCTTAATAGCCGATTTAATTGGATTCGTCATCGTATGGGATTTGGGTATTGGAGTCTTAGTCAATATCTTAAACGACGTGTTAAAAAAGCAGTAGATTTTATATTTCAATTCGAACGTAATTTATCACACTATTGTAAGAAACGTGGGTTTGACGGAGTAATCTGCGGTCATATACACCATGCTGAGATTAAAGAAATAGATGGCGTTACATATATGAATGATGGTGATTGGGTTGAATCATGCACCGCTTTAGTAGAACATTGGGACGGCACATGGGAAATTGTAACTTGGACCAAGGAAAAAGATGATGTGGATACTACTACTGATAGCAGTACATATAAATGATCCAAACGACATACCAGCAAGAATACAAATTCCATTTGAAACTTTTGCAGAATGTGAACAAGCTAAAGATAATTTTACATATTGGATCAAATTTGATCAATTTAAGGTAATAGCACAATGCAAAAAACAATCCTTATAGTTACTGATAATCTTCCAGATCAAATTAATGGAGTAGTAACCACATTTAAAAATATTGAACCATATGCTGCTCGCGATGGATATAGGATTGAATATATCAATCCTACTTATTTTAAATATATTGATTGCCCAAGATATCCCGAAGTCAAATTAAGTTGGCCCTGGAGACTCGGTAAAATGATTGAAAAAATTAATCCTGATCATATTCATATTGCAACAGAAGGACCTAATGGAATTGCTGCAAGTAATTATTGTTGGCGCAACAATTTAGTTTACAATACTAGCTATCATACAAAGTTCCCCGAAATTTTAAAAAATAATTATTACATACCTGAATCATTAACCTACGCATACATGCGATGGTTTCATCGTCATTCGGGGCGAGTTTTAACAACTACAGAAAGTATGGTACAAGATTTAACATCGCACGGTCTACGCAGCGATATCATTGCATGGACACGGGGAGTTAATCGAGAAAATCTCAAACCTACAGTAGATCGATTGGATCGTTGTAAAGATTCAAAACCAGTTGTATTATATGCAGGTCGAGTCAGCCATGAAAAAAATCTAGATGTATTATGTAAATTACATACAAAATATACGATCAAAATCGTGGGTGATGGCCCGTATCGAACAAGTTTAGAAAAACGTTATCCTGAAGTTGAATTTTTAGGTTATAAATCTGGAAATGATTTGGCTAATTGTTATATACAAGCAGACGTTTTTGCTTTCCCCAGTGTTGCTGATACATTTGGAATAGTTATTATTGAAGCTATGAGTACTGGTACACCCATAGCAGCTTATCCTGTAACCGGTCCTATTGATATTATTACACAGAATGTTTCGGGTTATATGGATGAAGATCTCAGCGTAGCCATAGATAAATGTCTAGAGTTAGATCGTACCCAAGTAAAACAAGATAGTGAAAAATGGACTTGGGATAATTGTTGGCGGATATTTAGGGATAATCTTTTACCAATATCCAATAATAAATAGTACATGCTTAAGAAATTTTTAATTTCCCCATGGACAGCTTTAATTACTCTACTAATAGTAACTGGGTTGAGAATATTAGACCCCAGTTTTATAGAATCAGTTCGACTAAGATATTTTGATACTCTAATAACTAGTCAAAAAGTCAATCCATTAAACATATATGCAGCCAATATAGATGAAGCGGCATTAGATAAGTATGGGCAATGGCCATTGAATCGTGCCGTATATGCCGATTTAATTAAAGATTTATATTCTCATGGTGCAGGACTTGTGGTATTAAATGTCATGATGTCTGAAACAGATAGACAGTTGGGAGATGACAAATTATCCAAGACAATGGAAGAATATCCTGTAGTGTTAGTCAATGTGCCATCAAAGATAACAAAGAATAAACCACGTAACCCTGGGTCGGTTGTGATTAACAGTGAATATTTAGATCGTATCATTACCTATCCTGGCATTATTGCCAATGTACCTAAGTTAGAAGAATCAGCAGCGGGTATTGGCACAGTTAATACATTGCCAGAAATTGACGGTGTTAATCGCCGTTTACCACTAGTAGTATCAGTTGACAGAAAATTATATCCATCATTAGCAATGGAAATATTACGTGTAGCAGCAGGTGATACAACATTTCAAGTTAAACTCAGTGAGCTTGGTACAGATAAGATGCGTATCAAAAAGTTTGGCCCAATCACTACAGACAATCTAGGCCGTATTTGGATAGATTGGAGTCAACAACCACACAACATCAGTATTATGGATTTACCAAAAGATTTAAATGGTTCTATTGTTATAGTTGGGCCAACTGCCGCAGGAATAAGTAATCCTGTTCCAACTGCTATCGGAGCACAATTTCCGCATTATGTACAAGCGGTAGTTGCCGGAACATTGTTCAATAAAATTAATATTGAACGTCCAGATTATGCTGATGGTGCTGAGATTATAGCATTGTTAGTCGCAGGATTATTATTATTATTTTTAACAAGGTGGACTTATGTTGGGATTATTGCTGGCGTTGTTTTTCTCTGCGGTTCTGTTTACGGCAGCAGTTATCTTTATGATAATTATCGTTGGCTTGTGGATATCACTGGTATCGTTGCTGGTCTTGTTATTGTTCTTTTCCATGCTTATATTGCCAGGTTTGTAAATGAGTTTCTACAAAAGCTACAGATTAAAAAACAATTTGGCAGTTATCTATCTCCAGACTTAGTTGCCAAGTTGCAACGTCAACCAGAACTATTACGTCTAGGTGGAGAAGAACAAGAACTTACAATTATATTTACTGACGTTCGTGGCTTTACTGCGATATCAGAACATTACGGACGTGATGTACAAGGTTTAACTAAAATAATGAATCGTTACATGACTGCTATGACTAAGAAGATTTTAGAAAACAATGGAACACTAGACAAATATATCGGAGATGCCCAGATGGCATTTTGGAACGCACCGCTTGATGATGTTAATCACGCTAAGAATGCAGTACGTACAGCATTGCAAATGATGGAAAGTTTAGATGAATTTAATAAAGAAGTTACAGCAGAAGGTGTGCCAGCTTTTGGTATGGGTTTGGGAATTAATACTGCCACCGTTGTGGTGGGTAATATGGGCAGTGATCAACGGTTTGACTATACTTGTCTTGGCGACGGTGTTAATTTGGCGTCAAGACTCGAGGGCCAGACTAAGCCGTACGGCGTCAAAATTATTCTCGGCCCGATAACAGCAGAGCAAGTCCAAGATGAATACTTTGTGCTTGAGCTAGATAAGATTGCTGTTAAAGGTAAAAAAGTTGGTGTTAATATCTTTACTGTATTAGAATCAGATACTCATGAAGAATATGAAGTGGCACGCAAGGATCACAAAGAAATGTTAACAGCTTATCGTAAACGTGAATTTGAACACGCTATATTTTTATGCGATACACTTATAGGAGAATTCAATGGACAGATGGATGCTTATTATGAAATGTGGAAAGATCGTTGTCGAGAAATGAAGTTGGCTAAATTATCACAAGATTGGGATGGAACATATGTTTCAAATTCTAAATAATGTTAGATATGACTCCCTTACCCGTACCATTTAGTCAAATGTATAAATTTACAAAAATAGATATTATGAACTATCAATATGGTATAATATATGACATGATGGTTTTAAACATGTTAAAACTTTATTTCATGCCATATTATATTATCAGTAGTATTGCTGTTGAAAATCAAGCGTAATCTGGAATTTGATTGCCTGTATCAACCAAAGTTTCAGTAAACAAGACTTCTCCGGTGATTGCATTAAATATTTTGTATGAATGTGGCCCACGGCTATGTGCGTGATGTTTAGCTTCTTCTAATGAATCAACTGTGTGTATTTCTGTATACAATTTGCCTTCATACCATGTATAACATTTAATTCGATGCTTATGTTTCATTTTAAATTCCTATTGTCTAAAGTATTTATACCAAATTTTAGCAGTATTATTAGTATAATTCGCCAGTGTTTTTTGATTTGCCCACACATTAATTTGAGAAAAATTATAAGCTCTTTTTAATTTATTGGCAATATCTATACTATTTGTGGCATCAGCAGTAAATGCAGTGACAGCCCACGGTATCTCAGTGCTGGCAACTAAAGGCACTCCTTGACTAATAATATCGGCTCCGACTATGTTGAATGTTTCACTAAAACTTACTTGAAGGCCTATATCCATGTTGCCACATAATTTTAAAAATCCTTCTCTAGGTGTCCATTCGTGATTAATCAATTGATGCCCATGATCTTCTAGTTGCTGAAACAACCCTTTCAAGTTGTTGATGGCAGCTTGCCCATTCATCTCAATACGACCAGCATTAACATGAAAACGTAATTTTTTTCCAATGTTCTCAGCAAATTCTATTGAACCAAATGCCTGCATTAAATGATTCTTTAAAGGTCTTATTGCACCAAAGCATCCAATGTCAACATAATCTTTATTTTTGTTAAATTTTTTTCTTTTGTAATCTTGCGGATAATAATTGGGAAGATATATCACTCGCTGTTCAGCAATCTTGGCAGGCCATTTATTTTTGATCTGTAAATACATTCGAGTTTCACGTAACATACGTGGTGCGTTACAGGCTATAATTACATTTTTACAAGAGCTATAATCACCAAGCCAGTCCATGGCCATTCCTTCGCCTGCCATGAAAGGCATTTCAGAATGTAAACGAATAATCCATGTAACTGAAGGATGCAATTTTTGCAACACCGTGAATTTAGTTGGTGTTACCCATAGTGCTTCTATAATTACATGAGTTGGTTTGTGTGCTGTTACTTCTCTATCAATACAATTATTGTCGGTTACCACAGACATTTTAGAATCTATTCCATGCTCTAGTAACATATTGTTCATAAAGCTAGCCGAATTATATAATCCGGTAGAAAGGCCTATGTTGGAATGCAACGTCGCGTTATAGTCTTCGCGACGTTTTAATACGAATAATATTTTTGCCATTGTTTTTGCTACCATTGTTGAGCTAACTAATGCTATTTANCAATTGACAAAAAATTAAGATTAAAATTTAATTACANCTATCCATTGCCACTAGATGCTTCTTGGTCATCNGTAGTTTTAATTTTATTACGGTTAGATTTCTTAACACGTTGATTAATTAAATGTTCTGACTCTACACGTTCATGCTCAATAGTTTTACCTCGTAGATGTAATACCGTGTTGACTTTTTGATTTAATCTAATTAAATCATTATCCAACATACGTATACGATCAATCAATGCAATCAATACAGTATTGGCATCTGAAATAACCGGCTTGACTTCTTTGGTAGCCCATATCCAAACATATTTAATAATTGCACCTAATCCAACCGCAGCAACAATTGGAAATCCATATTTTGAAATTAAATCTGCTATGTTATTCATTTAAAACCACAACCAAATTCCTTGAGTCATTAGTATGGTACCTATAGCAGCAACTATAAAACTTCCCCAAAATAATGACATACTAACTGCGAGTATACTAGCAGATAATAAAACTATGCTAAGTTGAAATGCCGTAGATGCGTAATTAGTCCATGGTGATTTCTTTTTGGCTTCGTCACGTACAGCTTCGAGCATTTTGGCATGAATCATTAAATCTTTTTTTCCTTCTGCTGGTTCATTTTCATATCTTTCAATACGAGCTTTTAATTCATCGGCACGTTTTTGGTCACCTGCACGCACAGCATCATCCATAGAATATTCTGCCATAGTTTGTTTCAATGCTTTTGCTTGATAAAAACTCCAAGTGTCATTAGCCTTAATAGTATTATTAAGAATTAAACTACTATAGCTATTACCAAAGTAAGTATTGACTGCTAAAAGCAAGGCAAATATATTAATTACTAAACCAGCTTTATCTTTAATTTTTGCTTCACGTTCACTGCGTGATCCAACAGGCGGTTTTGGAGCAGTTGGATCTTTTGCTTTTTTTGTTACCATCGCTATTACTGAATCTATCAATGCCATTTTATTCTATTCCTCTAATAAATTTCTCTAATGGATCAAGTTTAACTAATTGCCGCTTGCCATCTATGTCCATAAGTTTAAATACATCACCTTCTTTCCAACCTAACTTAGATATATCTAATTCTTCGTCTAAAATTATTCGTTTTGAACTTAAATCCCATGTGAAGTCAAAATGTAACATTAATCTCGCCTTGCGTCATTTTTACCGTCGGCACGGGCAATACGATCTACATCAGGATGCAATCCTAATGCGTTTGATACTACCGCGTCAATTCTCACTACATCATGATTCATAGTTTTAACACGATTATCTAAAGCAGTAATAATACCAGCCATGCCTTTTATTGATGACAGTACACCTGCAAGTAATAATTTAATTGTCAGATATACGAAATATCCGCCTGCAGTCGCGGCTGCTATGGGAAAACCTAAATCTGAGATCAGTTTAAATATCTCATCCATTATAGCTCCTAATTGTTATTTTTATATTAGTATTTAGTTGCCTTGTCTAACTGTTACAGTACCGCAAGCAGTGACGCATGTTTTGGAAATAGTATACGTTTGTCCACCTGTTTGCGTAAGATTTACGCTGGCCGGAGCACCTGCATTAATTAATGAAATATTAGCGGTATTAGCAATGTTGCCTGATTGATTTACTATTGCGCTATTGCCGTCCCCAGTTTCATTAACATTCAGATAATGACCCCCGTTGCCAGTTTGAGTAGATAACATGGTATTATTAGAACCGGTTATAGTAACAATAGCTTGTTTTTGAGTATTACCAGTTTGTGTAACTGACACGTTATTTAAATCACCTTGTATGATGAGATTGGCATTATGTCCATCACCTCCGGTATTTTGTTGTGCAGTATTAATAATATTGTAATTACCTGATAACCAAATTGATTGGGAGTGGTTACCAGTATCTAATCCAGTGGTATTACCAAATAAATCCTGTCCTTGATTTAAATTCATTATATTGCCGTTGCCAACTTGTTTAATATAGATGTTATCATTTTGAGCATATACATTAGCAACAAATAATAGTAATAATAATAATTTTTTCATTAATTTTGTTTAGTAACAATAATAGTATTATTTCCTTGATTAATACGATTAACAATTGTAGTACTACCTTGTACTATAGTCACANTCGAACTTTGTGTTTTTGGAGTTGTGATACAACTATTATTATTNGTAGCATCAGGACGACATAATTGTACTTCGAAACTATCAACNGTGGCAATTACTCCTGATTCTTTATGATAGTCAGGCAATAATTGATTTTTAGGAGTTGCCAGTAAATTGCCAAATTGAATTGCTAATTCTTCATTTGCCAGTAGTAACAAATTGGCCAAAAAATCTTGATTCAAAAAATTACGTTGTAAAATATTATTGAGCATATTAGATTGTTGATCTGCCAGCACGTTGCTTAAATCAGCAGCTTGCAAGAAATTTTGACTTAATGCTGTTTCAGACTGAACATGTGCTGCCTGCTCACGTTGTGCTTGTTTAATTTCTTGCGGAGGAGATAAAATTAATATATTAGTAATAGCATCTTCATTTAATCGTAGTGTAACTGGTTTGGTAGGTGCAAGTCCACGACTAGTAACTTTAGTAGATTGAAATGGCATATCTAATGTAACCGATCCTGCATCATTTTTTACATCAATCTTTCCAGTCTTGCATAAACGTTCAATTTCGTCTGGCAACATATCCTTGCGTGGACAACTGGGTAATAATATAACGGTACTAGCACCTAATTCATCTACCGTAGCAGTAAAATCAGTGCCGCGTACAGAAACAGTAGCAGTAGGGGTGTTAATAGCAACGCTATTAGGATTATTCTTAGCAATCGCACCACTAGCATACCGAACAGTACCAGAAGCCATATTAAGAGCCAACTTACCAGCATCTTTATTTTTTGGATCATAGACAAAATCATCAATGATAAGTTTGCTACCTTCATTTATCTGTACTTTAGTGTCATCTGAGAATACTATTCCTATCTTACCCCGAGTTGTTTGTACTGCATCGTCCATCTCTATCCCGGTTCCTTTCGTCCCAGGCAACGTCGTCTTCGACCGTTGTATCGAAGCTGGGTTGTCTATTTGTTCCGTTATCTTTCCGATCTCGGCGATGCAGTTCTGCGATGTAATGAGCAAGAGTACCGATAGTATTGCCATCCATAATTTCATCACTCCTCCAGTTAGTGTGTTTGATGCACAGTCCATATGTTGCCACTGCCACTACTTTGAATATTAGTAGTGTTGTTACCGGTGCCAGCAGTTTGTGCAATGTTAAGAGTATTAGTACTTCCAGTTATGCCTAATACTAGTGTATTATCATTATTGCCGGTTTGACTAGCGGTAATAGTATTATTTGAACCTCCTAACGATCCATTAACAGTATTACCAGTAGCATTGTATCCACCAATGGAGATTGAATCACCATTTGTAGCACCTAGTTGAGTTAATGTAAATGTATTACTTGCACCTGTGCTGTTAAGTGTTACTGTAGAGTTAACGGTAGGAATAGTACCTGATCCTTGATTTAATATTAGACTATTACTAGCACCACCGTTCATAACAATAGTATCTGTATTGTTATTACCATTGATAGTGGCCACAACTGAGTTATTAGACCCGCCTGCTGTAGTGGCAGTGAAGTTGTTGTTTGTTCCTAATATATTCAAATTCAAATTAGCATTGTTACCGGTTTGATTAATAGTGGCATTGTTACTAGCACTTGTACCAGTACCGTCAGCATTACTATTAATGACTGCCGTAGCATTATTTCCTGTTACATTATAGATATAATTGTTACCTGTGTATCCATTTGCTATAGTAGTTTGAATGCCTAATTGTAATGTATTAGCTACCCCGATTTGATTTATTGCAACTAGATTGCTATTACCCACAATTACAGAAGGGGTAGTTGATCCTGTACCGACACCCTGAATTCCTTCAATTATGTTTGTGGCACCATCTTGTGTCATAGTAATGGTACTATTACTGCCTGATTGATTGATATAGATGCTATTGTCACCTGCATATGCACCTGAAAACAATACTATGGCTAGCATTATTGTAATTATTTTAGCTAGACGTTGTTTCATATTTGCTTCTCCTTGGCTTTTGGCCTTTATTTGATTGTGCCCATCCTTGCAGCTTGATCCGCTGGTGTCTCGATGGGCTTAGACATTCCTAACGGTATTGTAGCGTTTCCGCTAGCATTAGATTCTATATCAACTGGTTTAATTTTAGTAATAAAATCCCAAACGCCTTTACGTTCACCTTCCTTGACCAATTCAACTACTGCTGCTTCTATCGTTGATTTAAGTGCCAAAGTGGTAATTTCATTGACAACAATTCCAGATTCAAATTGAAATATTCCAGCGGTAATAGCTTGACTTCCAGTTTTATTATTAAATATTTGCCCTGCTATATCTCCGGCAACAGGGTCAACACTTTTAAAAATTGCAATAGTATCACTGGTACTATATATAACTTTAGTAACTGTTATACTAGACAATACTTTTCCTGTGTTGACAGATATAGCACGTAGACTTACTGTTACTACATCTTTGCTATATTGTGTTGTTGGTCCAATACCTAAAAAATTATAACCCGTGCCACCAGATTCTAAACCTGTATCATAACCTATAACTCCGCCTTCTATAAGAATACCAGCAAAGGTTAATGGCATTAATTTTTCCGCATTTTTGCCCTCGTAGGCCTGTCGCATTTGCGTTATAATTAATCTTTCTTTGGTTAAAGCATCAATATTTCCACGTTCAACTACATCAAACCAACGGCCATTTCCTACATCTTGTAACGCACGAATTAGCAATGCATCAGCCCCTTGTGTAACTGCTGTTGAAAAACTAGCCACATTAGGTACAGCTTTTCTTTGTCCGGTTTTATCTGTAAACTGATAAACCGCTACAGTAATTTTGCCTTTGGCAGGAGGAGGAATACTATTCATTTCATCTGCCATGTTACTTTTTGTAACTTCAGGTTTATGTTCAACTCCAACTGTTTGTCCTGCTTTTTGAGATAATGCACAGCCTGATAAAAAACAAATTAATATAACTAATAATATTTTTTTCATTATGGTGTTGACCCTCCCATAATGTTAAATTGTCCTAACGGAATATTAATGGTAGTTAAATTGCCTAGATTGTCAGTAACTTGCAATTGAATGCTATTTCCTGTATTGTTATAGAATATCGTATTACCTTGAAATTGTATTTGCCCTGTGCTACTACTACCACCGGCAAACATGGCTGTGGCTAAATTTTGACTAATTTGAGCATAAATGCGAGATTCTAAATTAGTTAGAAATTGATTAATTGGAGTGTTAAGCGCATCAGACTTTGCCTGCTGTGCTGCTGCTAATAAAGCCTGCTGAATGGCTTGAGCACGTGAATATTGCTCATTTTCAATAGCCATTTGAAATGTTCCATATCCAGATCCGTTAAGACTTGGACTTTTAAATTGATAATCTGCTATCGGTGTTGCGACGGCTTGTAAGGAGATCGCAAGGGTAATTAGCAGAGTTGTTATTATTTTTATCATACTCTCGCTCCTACAAGTATTTAACAAAAATAATAACATAATTATATCTATCCTTTAGGAACTACTCCTGTCCAGCTTTCATCCGGTTCGTTTTTCTTGTATTCTGCGACCCTGGTAAGTAATACTGTATAAAATGAATCAATTTGTTTACCCCAAAATCCCATCAATTTTTCAATCGCTTGTATACAAAAATCCCAGTTTCTATTGCGATAGTTTTCCATTAATTCAGCATGGATTTTTTTAAAGTTGTCAATCTTTGGCATTTCATCTATAGGTATATTTTCTATAATACAGTATGCTGTAATAGGTTTACTGCTCTTGATAGTAACAGTATCTAACTCAAGTACAATGTATTTGTCTCGTAACTGCTCTACTTCATTGTTTCCAAAAATAATATTCATGTTGTATCTCCTGTTAAATAATTATCATGAATACACATACACCATACAAAAAGATGCATCTCAATGAATTTTGATCTTATCAGCGACATACATAGAGAAACTTGGGACAACTTTGATTGGGAAGGTCAGCCGACATCACAATACTGTATAGTAGCAGGAGATGTTGCCCGAGATAGAACTCTTGTCTTAGATACACTAGAACAACTTAGTAAAGTTTATCTAGGAGTATTTTATGTTGATGGCAATGATGAACATAAAAATTATGCAGAAGATTTAACTACCAGCTACAATGAATTAGCGGAATTAATTGCTCCTATGGAGAATGTAATATATCTTCATGATAATGTTGTAGTTATGAATGGGATTGCAATACTAGCGACCAATGGCTGGTGGAGTTATGATTTTGATCCTAGTTTAGATTTAGAACAATCAGTAACCTGGGTCCAACACAAAGATAAAATTAGTCAAATGGCTGCGATAGGCATAAATGCAACGGCGTACCGTGATGCTGGATATCTAGCAAACAGTGTTGCCAAATTACAAACTTACCAAGATGTAAAGTCTATTATTATAGTTACACATACTGTACCAACGACAGAAATTATCAAGCATGACTTACAATTAGTAGATTCATGGAGATTTAATTCTATGGGTAATAGTCGTATTCAAGATGCAATAAAAGAAGATTGCGAAAATAAAATTAAACTATGGTGCTTTGGTCATTATCATAGACCGGTGGATACTGTCATAGATGGCATTAGATATGTGAGTAACCCTCGCGGGCGAGGAGATACTGAATTCTCACAGCCTACATATTATCCAAAAAGAATCACAGTAACAGTTTAATCTGTTTCTGGCTCTAATTTAACCTGTAAGGGCATGTTTGCTGAACGAGCAGAAATTGTAACTTCAATTCCTTTTTGTTCTGCAATTTCGTATGGCAATACTGCTACAATAGCAGAGCCTGCTTCATGGATATCTTGTGTAATTTTTACTGCGGTATCTGGCGTATAATCAAAAAAGTTCATTAATGACTCAACTACAAATTCCATAGTGGTTGCGTTATCATTCAAATAGATAACTTTAAATAATGAAGGTTCTTTAAGGTCGTGATTAATTTCAACACGGGTAATTACATCTTGTTGTGACATACAAATTCCTTTTTTGTTTAGTACGGGACACCATTATCCCGTACTGTATTTACTAAATTATATTATATTACGATTCGTAGGTAATAGCAATAGATTTAGGTTGAAGTGCTTCTGGAATATGGCGTTCTAACCTTACAGTTAAAATACCATTTTTTGAGAAAGCACTGGTGACTTCTACGTAATCAGCTAGACTAAAAGTACGCACAAAATTGCGGGCACTGATACCTTTATGAGAGTATTCATGTCCTTCTGGCAAATCTTTGTCAGCTTTTACACCTTTGACGATAAGAGTATTATCCTTAACTTCAACGTCAACTTCTCCTTCACCAAAGCCGGCAGTAGCTACTTGTACTTCAAAAGTATCTTCTCCAGTCTTAATGATGTTATATGGGGGATAGTTAGTGCTGTCATTACTGTGATGATCAATTTGATTGATAATGCGATTGAACAATTGATCTACGCCAATAGCGTTACGATAGAATGGATTGAGGTCCAGGGTAGTGATTTTTGTCATTGTTTTCTCCTTTAATTAAACGAAGTGACATATTGTAAGCCCGAGAATCGGCACCTACAATAGTATTTATTATACTATAAAATCATTAACTACTAATATTATTTGGTAAAATTAGTAGAATTTCTTAGGAAGTTCTTGGGCACGAAGTTTCTTTTTCCAACGACTTTTGGCTGCGCCCTTTTTTCTTTTTCTGGTAGTAGTAGGTTTTTCATAGGTCTCCCGCGCACGTAGCTCGTCTAATAGACCTGAGTCCTGTATCTTTTTCTTAAATTTTCTAAGTGCCTTTTCAACGTTTCCGTCATTGACAATTACTGTGTGTCCGTAAAGCTTCATTCATTCTCCCTTGCGAGTGTCTCGGGTTTATTTACTAGATTTGATGTAATCGCCACTGATAGTATACTTTGTTTACGATACTTTGGTAGATCAAACATGTGTGGAAGTAATATACGTTCTAGTTCAGTATGTAGTCCGCGGGCACCGGTCTTTGTACTAAGAGTACGTTCTGCTATTAAGTTAAGTGATTCTTTTTCAAAATTAAGTTCAACTCCATCTTGATTAAATAACCATTGGTATTGCCCCACGTAATTGTGCTTAACTTCAGTTAATATACTGACTAATTGTTCTTTAGTTAGCCCATGCAAACTTACCAAATTACTGAATCGTCCTACAAATTCTGGAATCATGCCATATTTTACTAGATCGTCTGGAGAAGCAATATTATTTGCCGATATCTCCGACTTAGCAATGTTAGCATTAAATCCCATTGATGTGCCTTGCAAACGGCTTTTTATAATTCCATCTAAACCAACAAAAGCGCCACCTGCAATGAATAAGATATTAGTTGTATCAATTTCAACTGTGGTTTCGCTGCGTCTTCCGCCGATTGGGCTAATTTTTATCTTAGTGCCCTCAATCAATTTCAGCAGTGCTTGCTGTACTCCTTCTCCAGATACATCTCTGCTTACAGTGGCACTTTCACCTTTTCTGGCAATTTTATCTACTTCATCAAGAAATATAATACCACGTTGAGTTCGCTCAATGTCTGAGTCAGCATTTTGGTATAGTCGTAAGATAACAGATTCAACATCATCGCCTACGTATCCGGCTTCAGTAAGAGTGGTAGCATCAGCAACAACAAACGGAACATTCAAATATTGTGCCACTGTACTAGCCAATAATGTTTTACCTGTCCCGGTAGGACCAACAATTAAAATATTGGCCTTGTCAATTTCATTACTAGCATTACCAATTCTTTTGTAATGGTTAGTGATCGCAACTGATAAAACTACTTTAGCAGCATCTTGGCCTATTACATGTTGATCAAGATATTCTTTAATATCTCGTGGATCAGGTACTTCTACTGAAGAAATAAGTTTTCCTGATCCTTGTTTATTTTTTATTAGTTTATCACAGCCTTCGACACAAGTATTGCAAATAGCGACATCTTCGCCCACGATAAATGTTCCTACTGAATTTTTATGTTTGCCGCAAAATGAACAGTGTTCAATTTTTTTCTCCGTCATACTATCCTAGATTTTTAGTATTGTTAAGCTTATTTAAAATACGTTCTCTTTCAATATCGCTTAACAAATCAGGATCATACTCACCTGACTCAATTTTTTCAATGAGATGATTAATGTAAGCATCATCATATACATAGCTATCGCTTAGATTTTTATTTACTTTAATCCAGTTGTTGCCGTTAAATTTGTAAAGCACACTAGGTAAGTTATCTACTCGTAAGAACATATCTCCCTTAATTGCTACCTTAGGAAATTCTATACCAAAGCCCTTTAATTCACCGGTGTTAGGATCATTATCTGCTTCAAGCCCTAGTTTAAGAGTAATCAATTCTCTGTCACTTAGATTTAGCTTGTCAATATGATCCATGTGATGCCATGGCAATTCTGTTATTAGTCCTTGATTGAATTGATCAATATATTCTTTGAATGTCTTGCCTGGATTCTCTGCTTTCCAAACTGCCATAGCATGTTTCTGTAGTAGATTGCCATGTGGCTCAATATCTCCAAATAGTTCTTGTTTCGCTTTTAATTTACCAATAGGCAAATCTTTACTTGCTACTTCTTTTATCTGTGTAACTTGTTCATCAGTTAATGGCCCTTCGTCTGGCTCATATTGCGGTTCTATCTCATCATAATACTCGGCAATTTTTTTGTTTATTTCTGTATGATCTACCGGAGTAGCAGTAACTGCAACTTGTTGTAGTTGTTCTGTAAGTTCATGGATTTTTGAGTTTGCATTCATTAGTTGGACAATTTTATCTTTATAATCCTGTTCAACTTCTTTAGACTCTTTAGCTACTACACCTATCTTATCTACTAGATTATTATTTTCCTGAGCAAGAGCTTGATTTTCATAGGCTAGATTTTTCAGCTGTTCTTCATACTTTGCTGTATCAATCTTAGGTTCTTCCTTTTTCTTTTTCTTTTCTCGTTCCCAACCAATACCCTTAGTGGCAGCTAACAACAAGGTTATCGCAAGTGGGTCAAATACTATAACAATCAATATGATTACCCATCGTACTGCTCGTTCTAACGCATTAACATCTGGATTATCGTCGTACACAAGAGCGGCAATATACTTAAGAGGACCTACTTCAGCTTCTACTTTACGTAAATCCTTTGCTATTACTGATTTCTCTTCGTTGAGTCTTGCAATTTCAACTTGCGCTTTGCTAATATCATCCGCAAGTTTCGCACGGTCCTTGGCTTGTTGCTGTCTAAGAGTATTGGCGTTTCTGGCACCTTGTTCATTTTTACTTCGTTCAAGGACTTGATCAACTGCACCATCCATTTGAGAAAGAACTTTACGTGCTGCACTAATGTTCTCCTTTTGAGTTTGAAGTTTAGTATCTACCAATTCAATTTGCGCCGCAATATCACCGGTCGGAACTGCTTGGTCAGAGTGTGCTTTAGACAAGAATCCAAATACCCCCATAGAAGTCATTACCATTAGAACAATAACAGCAAATGACAAATATAGCTTATACCTTAATTCAGCAACTAGCCAATATTTGTGTAACCATAATGTGGTTATAATTTTGCCAAACTCTAATGATCCACCAAGTATAACAATAGGCCAATAGGCAGCAGCAAATATAGCTGTTAGCCCTAAAATTGAATATACTGCTGCTGATATACTGATTACCAGAGCAGTTAGTAAAGTTATTAATCCAAATATCATTATGTATTTAGTTCCATGTTCTATGTACTTCTTCTACCCACTCTAGACCGTCATATTCAGCGACATTCCATTTAACTCCCGCGGGAACTTCTACAATCTTTAGAATAGCATGACTGCCATCAGCTTGTCTACCTAATTGGCGAACTACGTCAACTAATATAGGATCATCTCTAGCAATATCATTATCACGCCAAATATTTCCATTGACTTCGACCTGAGGACCGTACAATGACTCGGTATGTCTATCTGGACCTGGCACCAGTGTGTATGCAATTCCTGCTCGTTCTAAGTAAAGAAGTTTTGCTTCTTTACTTAATCCGAATCCACCGTGAACTTCATTGATTACAATGTACTGTATCCCACGCAGATGGCGGATAAGATCTTCATGTTCCGGATTTGTCATTTCTTTTAGTTGCCTTGCCAACAGTTATAATTGCGCCACGATAATACCAATCGCCGCCGATTTCATCATCGGGGCGGTTTACTACTTTTCTAAAACTTGTGCCCGGGCGATTCTTAGCATCCAGACTAAATTCATAGAATTCTTCTGGTGTCAGTACATATTCCTCAACCGGCCCAGATGCGGTAGCATCCGTATGTGCCAGTTCTAGTTGCTCAAAAATGTTAAACTTTCTTCGTTTTACTTTCATAATACTTCCTTTTATAATTTCTCACCGGGTTCAGTGCCACGGAATCTAACAAACCTTGGAAATCTAAGACTATAAGTACCGTCTTGATTTTGGGTAACAGCATCAGCTGCAATCTCAACTACATGACCCATGAGATTATCTTTGTTTAGCCAATACTCATCACGATTCTCATCAGTAAGACCTCCGCCTACATTAACCTTGATAGTCTTATTATCATCAACCCCTTCGCAGACTATCGCACCAAGTCTTCCCTCATTGCGGCCAGTTCCTTCTTCAAAGCCAATTATATTTAAGTCTACTGTGATAACAGGTTTCCACTTCATCCAAAAACTTGAACGTTTACATTCATATGGAGCATCAACATCTTTAATCATAATGCCTTCAAATCCTGCTACTACCGCATCATTTGCGTACCGTTTTAACTGATTGTGCCCCTCGCATGTATCAAGATCAACATTAATGCCATCCATAATATTAACGCAATTGGTATTATCAAATGCTGGACGCATCATTTCCAATAGCTCTAGCCGTTTGTGTTGTTGGGCATTCCAATATCCACGTTCAAAGTCATCTAATGGTATGTAATCAAATACATTATATACCATGTCAGTAGAGTCAACATTAGTTTTACGTTGAGCTTGCGTCATTAGTGCTTGGAAGCTGGTCCCAACAATTTCGCCATCTAGTACAAAACTCATTTTAATTTTATCCATATCCATAACAGACATAATAGCTTCCGCGATATGCGGAAAGTTATCAAACGGCTTGCCATTACGACTAAACAGTCGTACACTGGTTTTTGTTACTAATGCTAATACACGTACACCATCTAGCTTGACTTCAAGGCGTTTTTCGCCTTTCATTTTAGACACATTCTTATTTGAATCTGTTGCTAGCTGGCATTCAAATACAGGAATAGCCCATTCAGTTTTACCTAAAATTTTATTAAGTGTACGTTCAGTAATGCCACAGCGTAAGTCTTTGATCAATACTCGACGGCACAATTGATTCCATTCAATGGAATCAAACTGTTGACTCATATCTGCAATCGCATCGCGGGCGGTATGGCCTGTTAAACTGCGTGTACGTAGTCCTTCTAACATGGCCCAAAATTTAGGCCATGGATTAGGTTTGTCAACAAGTCCGTCTGTCTCAGGAACTTTTTTTACACCAAATACATAGTACGGATTGTATGCCTGATAGCAATTGAAAAGAAAACATTGAGCATTAGTTGAACCCAATTGTGCTGCCATCAATGCTTTTTCAATTACTGATTCCTTATGTAGTCTACCGTTGTCACTCTCAAGGTCTCTAATCCAGTCTGCTGCCAATTTAATTCCTTCAAAATGCTCTGCGCTATAATCTATATGTGTAGAGGTTGTGCTTGTATTCATGATTTTAATAACGCCCATGCTGTAGTTTTTTCTAAATCTTGTTGAAATTCTGGGTATACTTCGTGTAGTTTATCTTTGGGAATTTCAACATAACCTTTAGCATCTTTGCTACGGGCCAGTTTTCCCATTTCATAAGTGGTAGACTCAACTATTTTGCTCTGTAGCTTTTTGCCACGACGACCCCAGACCGTTAAAAACTTTCCGTGTCGATCTCCGGACAGTTGAATACAAACCCACACTTTATCGTGTTCACCGTCACTACACCATCCAATATATTTGTAGTTCATACATTACCAACTTGAGTTGTAAAATACTTTAAGGCCAAGAAAAACTTCTGCTTTGGCGGCTTTAATAAAATCTAAATCATTTTTTTTGTAAAAATCATCGGAACCATCACCAAAAAAGAATCCACTTGTCTTTGGCAAATTGCCAGCCTTAACATCAGCTTCTAACCTATCAAGGTCTTCCCATGTAAGTTCTAGTTCAACACCATTAAACATATACCCAGTCTCTTTATCGGCGCCTGGGTTTTTTTCTACCCATAGTCGTTCCATCCAACCATGTAAATTCGGGTGCTTTCTTCGGTATCCCAACTCGCGAGGTTTACTAAGTTTTGTTGGATCATCGTCTGCTTTTTCGTAATTTTCATCTTCGTAATATTCGTCATACGCACCAGCTTTTGCTGCGACATACATATACTGGTCAAGACCCATTATAACACCTTTACACGATTAAGTTGAGTGCAGTCATCACGGTGTGCTTTGACTGTGCCTTTGATTGTAACTATTGAGTTAGTATCTAATTCATGATTGTATGCAAATGATAATACCTTACGAGTATCAGTTGTAATAGCATGAACAAAAGTACAATTATATTGCTGACTGAACATTTTTTTAACAACTTCAATTTGGCATTGTACCTTGGCACCAACTTCAGCTAGTGGTGTAGTATCAGTGCCCCACATACGTTCTTCATGTACAACACCTGTACGATAACTACGAATTTGACTTGCAATTGTGGCAATTTCTAATTTATGTACTTCTAGTGCAAATTCTTCCATGCTAGCAGCTTTAGCTAAGTTAGCTTCAAAGCCAGACAGTGGACGCTTGATAGCAGTCATTAATGTACGACCTTTGTGCCAGTCACGGGCGAGTTTGCCGATTTCGTAGTCTGCTTCTGTGATGGCAGAGTTAACAACGGCTTTATCCAATTCACGATATATAATCGTGCGATTTGGCTCATGTGTGATCTCGCCATCTTTGTATTGAGTTTCTTTAAAGTAAAGTCCACCATTGATACGGTCAGCATAAGCAACAGTTGCCCATACCCGATCGGCCTGAACTAAATTAACAGTAATAGGAATTTTTTTGTTCACTGGTTTACGATATGCGAAAGACTTACTACGAGGTAGAAAATTATACATAACAACACCTAGTTAATTAATCATACAGCTATTATAACTAACAAGGAATTAATTGTCAAGCGTTAATTACTACCTTCAGCATGTGCTTTGTAACGTTTCCAATGTTGAATGTAATCTTGGGTAAACGTGCCTTCTTGCACAGATTCTACGAATTCTGTTAGTGGTCTACCCCAATCATAGCATAACTCATCTAATTTCGCTAGTGCTTCTGGAGTAATTTGTAATACTTCTGTTAGCCAATCTTCAATAGCAGCATAGTCGCCTATTCTGATAGCATTGGCATACCATGTAAGACGACTTGGAGATTTCAGAATTTGTTTACCTAGCTTTTCCAAATGAGCCCATATATGATCTCCCATCTGTAAAAACTCGTGATCGGCGTTTCTTGCACGTTCGTCCCGCGCATGAGCAGCAAGAGCATTTGGATTGGTAAGCTTACCCATCATGCTATCAAAATCTTTATCGCCTGTTGCTTCATCAACTTTTTCAGCACCTGGCTGCGCTACTGGAGTAGCTACTGGCTCAGGTTTTGGTTGAGCACGACGATTGCGTTTTGCCACAGCATTAGGATTTTGACTTAATGTACCTTTAACTTTACCACCACCTTGTGCCCGTGGAGTGTAGTTCTTTGCTAGATATGTGCCTTTATTAAAACTAGGGCTAGGACCAAATTCTTCTTTGCCAGAATGTGCTTGTCCCCATGAGTATCCTGCTTTGTGACCACTACAATCTTTAGTACACGGACTGCCCATAAAGTATAATTCTGTAATGAATTCGTTGGCCCTCATCCTAACAATTCCACTTTCGCAGTGATTTGTTAATTCTTGAATTTGGATCATGCGCTGTTTTAGCTGAAGTTCTAGATTTCTTCATACCCTTCATACGAGCGCAGAAACTTTTCCGGCGTTTGGCAGCTTTGCCACCGGGTTTTAATTTACTAGGTTTAGTAGTTACAGCTGTTTTTAATTTACTACCGGGGTGTTCTCTTCTGTATGAATTAACACCTTTTTGATTAAGCCCACCGTTTTTGTTTTTTCCAGATGATTTTTGCCATGCTGCTGTTTCAGATAGTAATTCACTATCAGACACAGTTTCAAATAAATCCCATATCGTATCAGAATCTAGCCCATGATGTTCAGCAATATCTTCCATCATTGCTTCAATCATATCAAACTGTTCGTTGGCGTATACTTCATCAATATCAGGATTACCAATTTGTTCTGCCACACTATTCAAATGATCATTGCATATAGTAATATAACTATACATCCATCCATCTAGTTCAACGCCTTGCTCTAATGCCTGTTGAATATGTAAAGCATTTTCAATAATAGATTTTATTTCGCCTCTAGCCATGCCATCTATCTGTTCATCTTCAGTCACATGCTTAGGCTTTTTATGATGTTTTTTCATATTAACCGCGATGGCTGCTTGTTGGGCTGCATTAGCCGCTTCCTCAACACCTTCTTTAGGAACACAATTAGGAACAGTTTTGCCCGCTTTCTTTTTGGTGCCGATGGCTTTATATCCTTTCCAACAAGGATTTTCAGTGCGTAGATTTTCAGTGATAAATTCGTTATATTTCATAATAATATTATTTATAAAAAAATCAAGTTGTTGGTGGCAACGGATATGGATATTGCGATTTGGTTAAAGTTGCTTCCGGTGGTGGTGGATTTGGATTAACCGGAACATTACTTGTAGTGGCAATTCCTGTGGTAGCAATATTAGACTGTCCTTGCCTCAATGCTGCCACCAGAGTTTGTCCTGTTAAATTAGTAAGATCAGCGACTGATTCTAGATATTGAAATGCTCCATTTGCAGCAGTATCTTGTCCGTATTGCGGCAATGATAGTACAAAACTATAAATTGGAGGATTACTATGTGGAGTTAAATTCGCAAAGTCAATGGTCGCGCTTTGTTGAACTTTCTTTTCAGTATTTAACTGAGTCATCATATTACCCCAATTTGAATTTAAACTGGTAGTTTGACTAGGATATGCAGCAATAATATTAGGTATAACATTTGAATTAACTGATGGAATAAGTCCATTTCCGCCTGTGCCAGCATTGGCATTAGCTTCTTGTCCAGAGAATGCAGCATTAATATTATCGTAAGTGCCAGCAGCTGGTCCAGTTATAATAGTAATAGGCCCCGTCGCAGGTCCATAAGTGCCATTTGCAGTAGCAGTCATATCGGTGTATATGTTTGCTAAATTAGACAAGTCCATTGAATTAACAAGTGTAACTACATTGTTAAAAGCAGAAGTCACAACGAACCCAGCAGCAATTCCCATACTATTATCAATAGTAAGTGTGCCATTTGGTCCTGAACCTATACCTAGCGTGTTAGAAATATTATTTGCCACAGCAGGATCCACTGCTGTTTTTTGAGCGTTGACTAATGGCAATCCATAATTAGTTTGTACATTACTAACAGCATTAGCTAATCTAGGTAAATTTAAGGAAGAAATATTTGTAATTTGCTGAAGCGCAGTAGATAATGCCTTGTTAGCTAATGCTTGATCAGGAGGAATTATTTGACTTAATTTATCTAATGCGGTCATGATATTGTACTCAATGCGATATTTGGCAAGTACTGTTGCATAGTAGCGTTAACAGTGCCAGTAGGATTTACATAGATGTTTTGCTTAACGCCATTAGTTCCTGTAAATGTTAATGTTTGGAAACTTGTCGGAAATATTTTGTATGGATTTAATAAATCAGCCATAGTAGTAATATTAGGAGTTGTAACACCTAATACTTGTAATATTTCAGTTAATGCGGCGCCTTTTATTTGTGTCATTGCAGTATACATGGCTTTTTGATCTGCAGTTGATGCGACAACATCTGGCGATGATATATTAATTACAACATCTAAACTAACTCCGGCATTTGAGAAAGCTAATGTAAGATCAGGCGTAACTCCGCCTAGCGATGCCAATTGTTGCACTAGTGCTAATGGCGTTCCTAATTCTGGCAGAGTTTTGAGATTAATTAATCCACCTAGCTTAGCAAGATCATTGCCCCATTGTTCAGTACATACATTAACGCTGGTAATTCCACCGCTAACCATGTTATCAGCATTTGTGTAAGTGCCTGCTAGATAATTTTGACTGTTAACAGCTGAATTTACAAAGCTGTTAGTGATACCATTGTAGCCAACTAGCGCACCAAATCCCTGGCAAAATATACTTAAATCTTTGCCTGCACCAGTGGCATTTTGACCCATGTAAGAATAGCCTGTTTCTAACAACAGACTTGAGAATAATACATTGCCAGGATAAACTATATTGCCAGTATGTGGCGGGATACTATCACCAAGTGCAGCACATGTATTTGACCCTAGTGTATATAATTCTAATAATATAGGTTGAGATAATTCTGGTACAATACTAGCAGCTGCTATCGCTTCACTTAACGCTAACATATACGGCAAATTGTTAAATGTATTTACATTAGATATAAATTGAGCATTAACGCTTATGCCTTGATTATTCAGTAATCCAGAGGTAACAGTTAATTGAAATGGCGTTAATAAACTAGGAGCCTGTGCCATTATCCTATCCTAACATTTGGACTGGCATTTACTCTAGAGTGTCCGCAACTATCAACATCTGATGCACTTACTACCGGTTGCCCTCCCGCGCGTACGGAAGAAGATCCTGCAACTGTTCGAGCATTAGTATGTGGCGGTTTATTATTAGGATGTGGAGTAACGCTAGCGCCATTCACTACAATTGGAATACCGTTAACTCGTACAGAGCTAACTCCGCCCATAGGAACACCACCGCATGAATTCGGGTCTGTCATTCTTACAACTCCACCTGCCATATATTATCCTAAAATAAGTTTTTTGCTTGGAATGTCAATTCCTGTAGTAACTTTAATGTAACGCTGTTTAATACTGTCTTCAGTTTCAGCAAACATTGCAATGTGCTTAATATTTAGTGATACTTTTGTCCCTGGTTCTGAAGTAAAAATCCCTTGCATTAACGCTGGCCCTTGTGGGCTAGGTGCTACTGCCAATGGTTCTGTGATATAGATATAGTCGGTATCTGAACTTAATACTTTTGTGACTATTTCTTCACCTGATGCCATTTTAAATGTATATACTTCGTTGTCTTTAATTTCCATATTATCCTTTTAATTCTGTCCAAAATTCTTCTGGCTTACTAGCCAATCCTTGGTACCCACCTTGAATTAATGTTGTGTCATTAAAAATCTGCGGCACACTACGCAATCCTTGCTCGACCAAGTAGTCACGAGCTTCTGTGCGAACACTTACATTTACTGTGGTATATTCAATGCCTTTGCTTTCTAATAATGCTTTGGCACGATCACAAAACGGGCAATCGTCTTTGGTATAAACTGTTATCATATTATTCCTTATAACGTTGTATTTTAGCACAATATTTAGTGGATTACTAGTAGTGCTTGACAATTATCTAATAAATAAATTAAACGGAGAAATACATGCCTATCAATTCATCACAATTAGCCTACTTTACAAACCTTAACACCACTCAATTATTAGATATGGTTGCCCAGTCAGGCGGACAACCTACTACTTTCATTTCAGCTAAATTCATGGAAGTAACTAATCCATCGCTTCCAGCATACACCTTTACCTATAGCGTCTATGTTAATTCAGTTGATCACAATCTTGTGCTGGTAACTTACGACTCGGATGCGGATACTACCACAGCAGTTTTAGTTTAATCCTGTACTTGACAAATAGATAAATTCACACTATAATTACTCCATAATAAACAATCTGGAGTAATGATGGGTGGTAACGTATTTGCTGACAAGACAGCACCAATTCTTAGAGAAAATATTCTTCCTACGCTAACAGCATACTTTGCCGAGTTAGAGAATCTATTCCCACATCAAGTAATTTTTAATATCCATTATTTTGAAACTTTAGGCTCGGTTGGTAAGAAACCAGTTTCCGGTGATATTGATCTAGGTATTAGCAATCATTATATTTTTGATGTACATAACGACAATTTACCAAATCAATTAAAATCATGGAACCTTACTGTTCCTGAGTTCGAACAAACATTCACATTGTTAAAGAGCCGAGCAAAAACAGCATCAGATGATCAATTGCGTATGAAGGCATTTTTACTAAACCTTGTTCGCTATATCAATCTACACGCTCCCAATATTCATTGTGATGAAAAGAAAGTAACAGACAGCAGCATTTTTGGATACTATCCACAAAAAGATTTGAATGGTGATGATACAGGAGAATGCGTTCAGATTGATTGGATGATTGGCAACCTAGACTGGATACGGTTCAGTTACTATTCGGCAGCGTATCCAGATGATTCTAATGTAAAAGGTCTACATCGCACACAGCTAATGTTGTCTGCGTTCCAAGTTGCTGACTTATCATTTAGTCATGGCATTGGCGTTAGAGACAAAACTACTAAAGAATGGTTAGCAAAAGATCCAGTACAAGCATTAACCATTCTCAATGAACGTTTAGGCACTACGCTTACTACGGATATTGTCGCAGATTATTATGTTCTTGGTGAAACTCTGGCTAAACAATTAGATTCTGAAAAGTACAGTAGGATGCTTGATACATATTTCAAGATTTTAGATTCTACTAGAGCAGACATTCCTGATAACTTACAAGAGGAATGGATTGGCCGTAAGGATCGTTTAGTATTAACAGGAAAATTTTTACCAGAAGATTCTAAATTAAAGGTGGTATTATGAGCGGAGTAGCAGGAGCAGAAAGAGTCAGAAGTCGTCTAGACTATGCACAATTTACGAGAAGCTATTCAAAACTCATTTATCAGTTTTGTGAAGATGCTATGCTGTATCCTACCGGTAGTTATATTTCTGATAAATCTAAACAGACATTTGGTGATATAGATTTAGTGACTTATATTCCCACTATGCTTACTAAGACCACTCTTAAAAAGTCGTTGGTTGAATTTTTCCATAGTCAATCTGAAAATATCATTGTACCATTTAGTAATCTTAAATATTTAGGTCGGCGTACATACAACTCAGGGGAGATTGTAACTGTAAGATACTATGATAATGAATTAGGATATTCAGTACAGATTGATAATATTATTGCGACAAATAATAATGAAGCCGGCTTTAAACAAAGTTTTTTAAATATGCCAGCATCAATCCAAGGACTAGTTTTAGGATTAGTCAAAGTTGCCGTATTAGAAACTCCTGAAGACAAACTCTTTACCAGACTCGGAATTGCTGATCCAGGAGTATTAGGCCAAGATCAAGAGTACGAATTTAATTTATCTAGCAGTGAACTACAGTTAAGACGAGTACAGTATGAACCAGGTACATACAAACAAGTTAGTAGAGAAATACTATGGACTTCTACACAATTCTATAATATCCCTTGTCTGTTATACCAATACAATTTTGATTGTAGTTTTGTTAATTTGATTTCGCAAATCAATAATACAATTAAAAATCCGCGCAGTAGAGAACGGATTAAAGGGTTGTTCGCATCTATGATCTCAGTTAAGTCCGGTGAAGTAGGTACAGAGAAAGGTTATGAAAAAGAACAGGCATTGCTATTAGTTAAAGAAGCATTAATATAGTAAATACAGTTGCAATATTGCATTTTTGTTACAAGGAAAAATCATGAAACAAAATAAATTAATTACTAAATTATACCAAGCCTGTCTTGATCACGACGATAAAAAAATTGCGGAACTTCGTAAAGAAGAATTCCGCAAGATTGTCAAACATAAAGCTGAAGGCAAATCTTTCAGCGCAAAGTGGACTACAGTTCGTATTTAAAGACTGGGCAACTCATCGTAATCTAGAGTATCTCCCATAACTCCAATAACATAGTTTGTACTTTCGGTTTCTTGTAATGCAGATTGTTTATTGCTTACATTTACATGTTTGTTAAACCATGGGATTGGTGTAGTTCTTGGTGCTGTACCTTGATACTTGATACCAATTTCCTTTAGTGCTGCTACAGCAGTAAAGTCAACAAATTCTTTAAGAATATTAGCGTTAAGACCTATGACTGGACCCTTGTTGAACAAGTAATCCGCCCATTCTTTTTCTTCACGAATAACATCCTGATATATTTGATATACTTCGGCTTCGCATTCACCCTTGATACTGGCAAATCTGGCATCTTCCTTAACAACTTGATTGATAATCCAAGCTGTCCATTCCTTGTGTAAGATTTCGTCTTGTAAAATTAAGCCGATAATATTACCGTTGCCAATAAAGATACGATTCTCAACCATTGCCAAACTTGTGGCAAATGAAACCATGAAACGGAATGCCTCAAGTGCGTAGCTAGCATGTAGAGCCAACCAAATTGCTTTGATGTGTTCTCGTTCATCAACCGCATATCCGTTATCATTTAGTTCTTTGCGACAATTTAATCTGTGTAGATAGTCGTAGTATTTTCCAATACTTGCCGCCATGCCAATAATTTCTTGTGTATCATGAATTGTGTTAAAGACATCCTTTGGCACATTGTAGATATTACGAATAATATGGCTATACGAACGACTATGGATATTTGTTTCAAAAAATCCCCAGTTATACATCAGTGCTTCAAGTTCTGGAATAGAACATACAGGCGTAAACACTTGTGTGGGACCGCGACCCTGTACGCTATCCAATGCTGTTTGTCGTAACAAGTTACTTGTAAAGATATGCTTAACAGTATCGCTTGCGTCTTTGAAATCTCCTGCATCTTTAGTTAACGAAATTTCCTCTGGAACCCAAAAGAATCCTCTAGCTTCAGCATCAAATTTTGTTAGTTTAGGATAACGAACCTCCTCAAATCGTTGCACAGTAACAGGTCCAGCTGGATCCAAAAACATTTTACGACTAAGATAGTCTGTTTTTGTACTTAAGTTATATTGGGCTATACTCATTAATATTTTCCTGATGCAAGTACTATCTTGCAAATATGTTCTAATCTTTCTATATGTTCATAGGCTCGCCATGGAGTGGTATCAATAGCAACTACTCCATGTCCCTTAATGCCTACTATGTCATATGCTATATTGCCATGTTTGTCTAATTGTAAATTTTTATGACATTCATCAGCAAGTTCTTGACTGATAGGAGCTACATCTCCCACATTTGGTGCTACTTTAGTATATCGATTTAATTCTGGAAATGAATCACTGATAGTACTTAAATCTATTCCGGCATGCATGGCTGCAATACAGTAAGTAGGATGTACGTGTACTATTACACGAACTTCATTCGTATTCTGTCCCATTTCTTTTTGTAATCCAAAATGTAATGGAATCTCTCCGCTAGGAATTAAATTTTTACTTATATCGGTGTATTCCATATCACGCCAACCATAGTTGTACGATCCTACCCCAACTCCACTATTGATCCATTTTTCAATTTTAATTTTCTTAAACTGATCAGGTTGTAGCGTTTGCTTACGCACTCCACTTGGTGTAATGTAAAAGTGATCACGGTCATGATGCCGAATGCTAACATTACCATCACGGCTGGTAATCCAATTACGCTTATATGCGTCTATCATAATATCACATATTGTTTCTAACATTATCTATCCTCAAAGTTTGCAGGATTCGCATGATTCTTCATCATCAAAATCAATCTGTTCAAGTAGCATATCTGGCAATGGACCGTCTGATTTGGACTTTGATCCTTGTTTGTTAATCAAACTGTAGTATAATGTTTTCAATCCCCAGTAATGAGCCAACATTAAATTTTTAGCAATTAAGGTAGCTGGAACTTTACGACCCTCATAGTGTGCTGGATTATAAAACGTGTTGGTACTAATACTTTGATCCACATACGCTGCAAGTACAGCCATGGTCTTCAAGTATCCCACACAGTCAGTTTGTTCCCACATTAGTTGATACTTAGCCTTGAGTTTATTGTATTCAGGTACCACTTGGATTAAACTTCCAGCTTTTGATTCCTTGACTGTAATCAAGCTCATGGGCATTTCACCACCGTTGGTGCTGTTGATTACTACCGAACTAGACTCGACTGGAGCAATTGCCGTCACAGTGGCATTACGTACACCAGATACGATCATGCGTTCGCGCAATGGTTCCCAAGGAAGTTCTGCGGTAAAGTCTGTGAGTTCGTTAACTCCAGCAGCACGTAATTCCCAAGGAAACTTACCTTGTCCGTAGCGTGTTTGATCGCTGCTCAGGCACTTACCACGCTCTTCTGCCAGCTCTACACTGGCTTCTGTTAGGTAAAATGCCTGATGTTCCATCCAAGATTTAACTTCTGCTAATGCATCCTGCTCGCCATACTTAAGGCCACGCTTGGCGTGCCAGTATGCTAAGTTAGTGATACCAATACCTAGTGGGCGTATTTCATCGTTGCTTAATTTACTTTGGATTGACAAGAAGTCTTGATAGTCCAGAATATTGTTTAGGCTGCGATGTAGTATGCGAGCAGCACGGCGCATATCTTCTGGATTACGGAAAGCGCCCCAGTTAAGGCTACCAAGTGTACATAAACTAATCCTCGCGGCATCTTCATCCACCTCATAATACTCATATTCATCATCTGTATCTTCGGGTAGATATTCTATTTCTTCATATAATTTGTTCATATTCTCTTTCCGTATTTTGTGATTAGGTAATAACTTTTACCTGTGGTTTCTTTTGCTTCTGCAATACTATCATATACAATACCATCATACTCAATTTTTACTGCTTCGTGATGGTCGCCGCCCTTGACCGCTACCTCTTTTAGTTGCTGACTTCTTTCTTCTTTAGTCATAAACACGTACTCTGCCGGTTCATATACTACATCACGCTTGTTGGTTAATTTTTTACATTTATAACCTTTGTACATACTCTTTCTACCACGAGCCACAGCACTCATGGCGCTGGCATTTAATTTATGTTGGCGACAGAATTCAAGCATGTTGGTAATCAACAAAACTTCGCTAGCAGGAGTAGTAACTTCCCAATCATCTGCTAATTTAAGTTTTTGTTCATCCTTCATTTGTTTACCTTTATTATTGATTATCAAATCTCCAGAAGCAAATCTCTTTTTCTTAGAAGCAGATATTTTAGGGCCATTACCACAATCACCTCCACCAGCATTAGGAGCGATGTTGTAATATATTGGACTTTTAGCACACCCAAACATATCTAAGTAATGTTGCTCTCTTATCAAAATATCTTCTTCTTTTTCAATATATTCTACAATGACTCTTTCAAAATTCTCAATACCATATTTGTTTCTGGCATTTTCAAAGCGTTTTCCACTTCCTGTATATCCATCGTCTATAGTACCTTTATGTGATCCTATGTACTTCATACCATCTAACTTGTTTGTCCATTCATATATAAAACCCGAGTAGTTCATATGTGCCTCCTGTACATTTATTTATCATTACTCTGTACTTTAGGCACATTTAACTATTTCAGTTTCTTCAGTTTAACAAATTGCTCTGGTTTGTTTAGTAAAAAGTCACTTGCTACTTCTTTTTTAACCTTAATAAACTTCTTCTTTGTAGTACCCATTGCAACAGTTGGCAACAAAATCTCCATGCAAAGATTGCTTTGATATATGGTATGGAATTCAGGATCAAACGGTCCTTGATTCTGAACATTGTCAGTAAACATAAGATAGATACGACCAGTATCTGTGCGTTCTTTTAATATGCCGCCCTTGAATACATCTTCAGCGGCCATAGTTTTAGTTTTTAAACCTTTCTTCTTTTCATACTTAACATAAAGTTCTTCAAATTTAGCAGTATTGCTATAGAAAGCTTCATATAAATCAGGTACTTCATTTGGATCAAAGAAGGTTATATTTTCTTTGTTCTTAAATCGTTTCCAGAAAAATGCTGATAACACAACACCATAATCCATAAAGCGCACACGAGTTTCGTCAGTGCCTTGATTATTTTTTAAAACAATAAGATCATCAAATTGATAATGCCATATAGGATAGAAAACTGTAGCACTTGCATTTCTGATACCGCCTTGACTACAACTACGCAGATCGCCAAACCATTTCTTTAAAAATGGAATCATCCCTGTATGCGTTACTTCGCCACCTCGAATGGGTGCGCCTAGTGGACGTAATCTACCTATCTCAAGACCTATGCCGGCACGTTTGGCGGCATACTTGGCCATCATTTCCCCAGACGCAAAAATGCTGTCGAGGTTATCATCGCTACGGATAAGAACGCAAGATGAGAATTGTTTTGTAGGAGTGCCCAGACCAGCGAGCACAGGAGTAGCAAGAGTAAAGAGACCGTCTGATGCGGCATTATAATATTCCTTAATGTAACGCATACGAGCCGAGTTAGGCTCTTCTTTGTGAAATACAGTGGCTGCAGCTACAATATAGCGAACCTGTGGCGTTTCGTAAATTTCTTTAGTAGCACGATTTTTAACAAGATACTTTTCAATAAGCTGTTCGATTGCAGCATAGCCATACTGCTCATCTTTTGAATGATCAATAATATCATTCATTCGATTCCAGTCTTCTTCAGTATACCATTCTAATAGTTCTTGAGTATAAAATCCTGAAGCAACATTTTTCTTTACGATTTCATATAAATGTGGCGGTTCATATGTGCCATATACTGTTTTTCTAAGCATTGACAGTCGCTGCTTTCCAGCAACATACTGATAGTTAGTGTGTCCTACATCTGGATTTGATCCTACATCAATCAAATCTACTATAGCTCGTAGAGTAATACTGTCAATATCTTCTGTAGTTATGCCATCATAAAAATGTAACTGCGCTTTAATCTCAACCATTGACTGGCTAACATCAGCAATGCCTTTACAAATTTTTGCTATTTGAGCTTGCCATTTTTCTATTTGGAGAGGCTCTCTATCTCCATTACGTTTTACAACTGTAATCTTTGTCATTCTTTCTCTTTTTGTATTGTGTACTACTTATACTACTATATACTGGGCTGTATAAAACGATGTTTGATGCTGTGCGGCAAATGATTATTTACTACAACATCAGTGTCCCAATTAAGCGTATATTTTTCTTCATTAACTAAGACTAAATTACGACTGTCCTCAGTTAAAACCAGCTCTGCAGATGTTAAATCTGCATGATCCAGTAAAGTTATAGTATACAGTATTCCTAGCCCTCTGGCAACATCACAGTAGATATTATCACTCAAAAGTTGCCATGGATCTGGCCATTTTGCCATATCGTCCCAGTGTAAATAATATCCCGTCCATGGCGCTTGGTACCACCATGAATTAACTGTTTGAAGGATTTGTTCTAGCGGCATAGATTGAACTTCTTTGCGAAGTTCAGCCCATGCGCCTAGTCTACTAGCAAAATCTTTGTGCCACATTAATTGAAATAGCTGATTGAATAACTCATTTGAGATGTATAGCCCGTTGTAGAACTATACAAAATTGAAACCACAGATCCAACTTGTGATGCTGATAAAATAATTCCAAGATTACTATTTTCAACATAATCATCACTATAGTTAAGAACCGTGCCGCTTGCCAATACAAACGATCCAGATCTATATTCTGTATTATTAAGTACAATTGAATAGTCTATTTTAAAACTTGGACCTGTTGTTGCTGTATCTATAGTGAAAGCTGTTTCTTCTGAACCTTCTGGTACACTTGCCGCCAATGATACTATTAATCCAGACTGAACTGTCTTAGTACCTAACTGTATTTGTGACCCATTCGTGGTTGCAATACTTACCGACGTACCTAAAGATATGCGAGGATATTGTGTAGCAAAAGCGTCGGATCGCTCAAACATGTCACCCACACTGGCATTATTATTGCCAGTAATGTTAATTATTGACTGTTGCGGACTTGATATACCTAAAAAATGATTGGCAACATTATAAAAAATATTGTATCCGCTTATGTTAAGAGATACGTCTCCTATATTAATGCCAAAGCTATAAATGTTATCAAACACATTGTTAGTAATTCGTGTTCCAGATGGGCCATCATTGACTATAACACCTGATCCCAAAGCAATACCTTGATACAAGATATTAAAATTACTGTTAGTAACTACCACGCCATTAGTAGCATCGTTTGTATTAACGCCGTATGTTGTGCCACTAAATCTACATCCATCAAATAAAATGCCTGATGTAGTTACCATTTGGCTTTCTAATAATACACATGATGTATTAGCTGTATCAGATGTCAATGTTCCAGTAGTCCCTACGCCATAAAATCCAACACTACGAAATTCACTGTTAGTAACCGATTGTGCTAAAAATACATTCATTGTATCATCAAGACTTTGGAAAGCCATGTTGATAATATTAATATCAGTAGGAGGAATTGCACCTCCATTACCAATATTAGCTCCTGTTTGTTGTAAACTATCAGCAGTTTGTGCTACACACATTGTGTCAGCAGCACTTCCAGATGCCACTAGTTGAATAATAGAATTGTCAGGGCCTTCGCCATATAATGTAGCATACGGCGGAATATTAATAGTTCCAGAAACTACATAAACACCAGCTGGAAAGAATAAACTACGGCGAACTTGTGGATTAGATTGAATGCAATATAATTGATTTAGCGCACGATTAATCGCGGCAGTATCGTCAGTTAATCCGTCACCTTTTGCTCCAAAATCTAATACAGAAGCGAATTGATCTAGCCAATTTTGTAAACTCAGTGTCACAGGAGTACCAGAGGTGGGGCCAGTTTGTACTGTATATCCCGCTGCTGTTCCTTTGTATGTGTAACTAGCAGCTAAGTTTAAAATGTCCGAAAATTCTGTTAAAATTTCAGTATTTCCAATAACAGGAGCACCTTCTGCTAAGGTGCCATTACCTATATATAACTGACGGGTATCTGTAGACCAACCTAACTCGGCACCTGCCAATTGCGGTAAATCTATGTTTAATCCCAAACGATTTGTGATTTGTGAAATTTGGACGATTGCCATTACTTGGTTCCTTAATATCAAGTATTTAGCTAATCATGTAGTAGAGTTCTAAACGTTTCCACCACTCTTGTTCCCACTTATCAAAGTCTTTGGGCTCTAATATAAATTCTTGGTATTGCGGACGATCAGTAGGTTCCATAGTGGTAGGATCTACTGTGGGTTTTACACACATTAGAACAACACCCTTGCGAATTTTTGTTCCATAAACCTCATTGTGAGCTAATGCATACGCAACTAATTGTAGAAAATAGTCATCAATCCACTCTATTTTCTTTGGTTTGTTTGTCTGTTTATAATCAAGTATGCTTTCTTCGCCAAGGTGCATGCCACACCCGTCAGTGGTGCCGGCGTATAATTGAGGAAAATATAATGGAATCTCTACACCCCATATTTCATTGACATTTTTAAGACCGTCTTCTATGACAGTCTGTGCCATTTTGTGACTAGCCCAGCTGTAAGGATTTGATCCTCGTTCGCTTATTACACCATTGCGTATGTAATCTTCAAGATATTTGTGCATTCTGGTGCCTCGATTGGCAGCTTCTGTTGTGATAGCTTGTGCTCGTTCTGCGCCGACTGAATTGCGCCAGTTTTGTAAGGATTGCTTTTTTTCTTCGGGCTGAGTAGCACCTAGAATAGTAGTTACTGAAGGAACACGGCGTCCATCTGGTGTTTGATACAAACGTTTTCCAGCTTCAGTGGTACGTGATAAGTCTTTATAATCAAATTTAGGTATATACATTACACTAGTTTAACTTAGTACTGCACAAATATCAAGTTAAATGGTAAATGATTCTCCGCAACCGCACCGGGCTGCTTCTTTTGGATTGATAAAATCAAATCCTTCATTAAGACCCTTACGAACATAATCAATCTCAAGTCCGTCAATATAAACTAAATCTTTTTGAGTTACCCAAACCTTGGCGCCTTCACCAATATCATATTCTACCCAATCCCACGTACATGGAACTTGATCTACATATTCAAGTACATATGCAAGTCCACTACATCCGGTAGTTTTAACACCAACTTTGATGCCTTGACCATGCCCTCGTTTAGCAATATTGCTAATTATTTTCTTTGCTGCTGTTTCTGTTATTGTTATCATTATAGTTTTTCTATTAGTTCAGAAATTTCCTTAGACAATTCTTCTTTAAGTATCGCTAAACGAAGTTTAGCATTACATTGCTTCATGGGAAATTCACTGCGAGTTGCGGGAGCAACATTACAAATTTCGTTAACTAAGTATTGAAACCTAGTGTCTAGTGCTTTTTTTTCTTTTACATCCATTATTTTTTCGCTTTTTTAACTGCCATTTGAAACTTTAAATCGCTTACGTAGTCCTTAAACACTTTGCCATCTAGATGATCTATCTCATGCAGGAAACATTTAGCGTCAATCTCACTGAATACTGTACTATGTTCAGCACCTTTTATATCTCTCCAACGAGCATATACATATTTGGATCTAGCGACAGTAAGATCTATCTTAGGAAAACTTAGACACCCTTCTCTGTGCTCCCAAAGATCTTCTGATAATTTGTTTATATCTGGATTTACTAACACTAATTGTTGGCCTGCGTATACACCGTTCTGCACATTCATTGCAATAACTCGGTATGAGATACCTATTTGATTAGCAGCAAGTCCTAATGCCATCTGACTATTCATAGTGTCAAGAAGATCTTGACTTATGTTTTCAACAGGAGGGTTACTGAAGTCCCACGGTTGGCATGGTTTTAGTAGAATCGGATCTGGCCACTTCAGTATTTTGTGTATCATGTTTGCTTATATAATCTTTAATAAACTTGTCTACATCATTTTCCCAGATAACAGTTACAGCATATCCCATAGATTCAAAATATTCAAGTCTTATTTTATCTTTTAGCCATATCTCTTCTGCTGTCATTTTTAACTGGGAATGATAATATTCTTTACTATATTTTTTTGGGTTACAATGCCAATAATCTCCGTAAACCTCAATAATATGATGTGTATCATAGTTTATATAATCTGGTTTAAAATTGCCAAACTTAACATTATATGAATAGTTTTCTAGTAGTGGCTGTAATCTTTTTTCAACCTTACTTCTAGAAGAAGTTTTTGCCAAACTCCATGTATTTGTGATTCCGTATTTTTCAAGGATAGTTTTTTCACATTTTAAGTAATACTCTTCTTTATGAGTTTTTCCATAAAATGGTTGCTGTATTTTTGGTAAACCTTTATTCCATGCTTCCTGAACTCCAATCTTTCCTTTGTTCCAAGGCTCATTTCCTTTCATTGCTATTGATAGATTTTTTATCCATTCCTCGCGATTCTTTTCTCTAGTTGCGAATCTGTCAGCGTTAAATGACCTGCTAGCCTTCATTTCTGGATTTCTTTGCCAATGAAGTTTAGCAGAACAAGACTTTGAACAGCATTCTAACCCAGATTTTTTGACTAAGTTACCACACACGAGGCATGGTTTATGACCTTTTTGATAACCTGTTTTGTTATCTTTTCTGAGATTTGTTCTGCAACCACAATTACATGTATTCATGAACTTATTTATCAAAGTTCATTGCTCTATGTTATTTTTCTTTTTGTAGTCCGCGATTGCAGCAGCAATGGCATCAGATGCTAAAATAGAACAATGGATTTTAACGGGCGGAAGTGCCAATTCCGTGGCAATGTCTGTATTTCTAATTCGTCCAGCATCTTCAAGAGATTTTCCTTTGACCCACTCAGTGACCAACGAGGAGCTTGCGATTGCTGATCCGCACCCATATGTTTTAAATCTTGCATCCGTGATAATGCCATCTTTAACCTTTATCTGTAACTTCATCACGTCACCACAAGCAGGTGCGCCCACCATGCCAGTGCCAACGTTATCTTCGTCTTTAGCAAAGGACCCTACGTTGCGCGGGTTCTCATAATGGTCTAAAACTTTTTCGCTATAAGCCATACCAGTTTTCTATTTGCCTTTGATTAAATCAGTTAGTTTTGCTTGGATGCTTTTAGCAAAATCTGGTTGTGGGAAATTCCATCCAATAAATGCTCCTACTGCAAGCCATAATAGTGTTTCAAACATGATAAATCTCCTTTTGTGGTATTACTTATACTTGATTAATTCGGCACTAATACAGTAACATAACAATTACAGTTGTTGTCTAACATTTGTTCATGATGATAGCCAGCTGGTGCGGCTGGCGGAGATGTATATACCGATCCAGGTTGAACATAAACTGGGGCAGGCTGCACGTACACTGGTGCGGGTGCGGGAGAGTAATATGGAGATGCTAATGCAGCACCAACTACACCGCCGACAATTAATCCACCAATAGCTGGTGCAATCCAGTTGTTGTTATATCCACCACGATAGTTGTTGTTGTATCCGCCGCGATATCCATTATAACCACCATGATATCCATTACCACCGCGATTCCATGCGTATGATGGTGCTGCACTGATACATGATATTGTCACTAATAATGTTAAAATAATTTTTTTCATTTCGTAACTCTGTTAGTTAAGTTGCTATGTTAATTGTACTTAGTTTTAAGTTAAATGTCAACAGATTAGTTTAATTTTTTGCCAAACCCTTTTTTCGCAGCGGCTTTGGCATTTGCAGCTACTATTGTTTCTGAGTCCATAGGATCTTGGCCAGCTTCTGGTGCTGCTTCTTCATTCCCAACAAACTTAATTATATCTGGACTGGCGGGATCAATTGGTAGTAATAGTTTACTCAATGGTTCTTGAGAGATTAATTGAGATAGATTACCTTGTGGACCATCGGTGACATTAACACCAAGGCGTTGAGCTAGCTCAATAAACGCTTTGGTAGATATTTGTTTTTTTGAATCATTGTCATCAGCAATTCCAGATAAGAATTGCGCCAATGCTCCTAATTTACTAGTATCTACCTTCTCAGTATTTTCTACTTCAAAAATTAACATTAGCGTTTAGCACGACCTAGGCCGGCGCCATCCATATTAGGATCATCCATTTCAGGATCATCAAGACCTGGCTCAGCATCCATTTCAGGATCATCAAGACCTGGCTCAGCATCCAACCCTGGCTCAGCACCTAATCCTGATTCTTCACCGGGAGCGGCTGCTGATTGCTCGCCTGTTACAACACCAAGGGCACGATCCATTTCAAGCTTAGCTGCTTGTACAGTTTGAACTAAGTTAGCAAGTACCTTTGTTACATCAGCGTTAAATTGCATAGCTTGATCAACGCCGATTTGATTTTGCATTTCGCTAACCAGTGGGGGTAAAGTCTTGAATTGCATAGTAGAAACTTCTTCTAGCATTGTCTGAATGTCATCAACCATAGCTTTGGCTGCAATAACAACCTGAGCTTGCTGAACTTCTGATTCACGTAGTAAACGATACAATTGGCGGCGCATTGTTTTGCTTTCTGTTTGCAATGCAGCTTGAGCAACTAATTGTTGATCGGCTGTAGTCAATGCTTGGCCAGATGTGCTTTTTTGAACAGCTGCTTTGACCTTAGGATCTTTAAACTTAGTGTTTATTAACTGTTGTGTTTTTTGTTTGGCAGCAGCATCACCAGCTGCTACGTTAGCATTAGGAGTAGCCTGAGCATTTTGAGCTGCATTTTGTGCTGTATTTTGATTAGCTCCAGCGGCATCACCAATGCCAATAGTAGCTGTTTCTTTTACTTTTGCTTTTAAAACACGCTCCAGCATCATCAACTTTAAATAAGTTGGATTCTTTTCACTGCTATGAAAAGCCGGTGTAGAACGATGCTCAGTCACTAGCTTCTGTACTTTAGAAAGCATAGTACGAGCTTGTCGTGGGGAAATTACATCGACATTAATATTGTCTCCGAAATAACTCTCATATACCTTAGCGGCTTGTTTTGATGGCTTGGTCGCGGCCAGTTCGAACATTTTCATTGTTAAATCCTTTTTGTTGATAGTATTTAGCGTAGTTGACACATTTGTTTAATTGTTGCTCAACCTGCTTTTTATGGATAATTTTGGTCTCTAACTTAGTTTCTACGGTTTCACGAAATATAAAGTTTTTACTACGTTCCGCCACACTTACCCGTGTTGTAATATCATTAGATAAAGATCTTAATTTATTATCCAAAATTAAGATATCTCGTGCTAAATTATAGTTAGAAAACTTTGAAGCTATACACCAGCTTAATGCTGTTTTTGTGCTACTAAACATACCCATATTAGTACCTGAGCAATATACCCGATATACAGAGTTTTCTTTCTTTATCACATATCTTCCGAAAACTTCAAAGCTACCATCCTCATTTGGAAAAATAAGGTTAGTTAATATTTTAGGAAATTCTTTCCTAAAGGCTTTGTCGATATCCATTTCATTCATCATTTTATAATATAGTGCTCTATAAAAAATCCTATAATTAATGCCATAGTGCCTATAATTCCAATACCCCAGGTAACTAATCTATCAGCATTTTTTTCGGTCATTTTTGATAACGCAAGTTTGACATCTACAATTTCCGAACAAAGATGAGTAATTTTATCATCTAAAATAGTTAATTTTCCTTCGACTGCATTATATCGTTCGGCACATAATTCAACATGTGCTTCTAAACTTTTTTTCTCAATATCTGTAGGCTCAACCATAATGTCTCCCAATAATATATTTAGCTTAATGAACTAAACCATATGTTTTGATTACTGCCGATAACTACCAAGTATGGAAATAATTCAGGTTTATTTTCTAAATTTATCAGCATAGGAACACTATTACAGTCTGACAATAACAATTCAGTTGGATTTTCTTCAGATCCGAATACATAAGGAGCATCTACTTCAAAATCAAAGTTCCATGTTTTATCTAATTGTATAGGGTTAGATAATTTAGCAATTTGTGTACGTAATCCTATTAATTGTGTTAAAGTTTCCCAATTGCGTTGTTGATTTCTAGATCTATTCCATGTAATTTCATTTATTATCTCAGTTCCCGCTAAATCTTTAAATGGAATTCGTGAGGATTTATAGTGTCCAGTAACACCAGTAGCAGTAATATCAAACAAAGTTTTGCAAGAAAATCTCATTCCGAATCTTTAGACAGTTCATACAATACCTCAGCTTGTGAACATACATCATTGAGTGCTGAGTTATTACGTCTAGCATTAAAGATATTCATCCAACGTTCATACTCGGCTCTTTCTTTGTCGTGACTTTCATTATTAGTGCGTAAATGTCGCGTTTCTTCACCAGGTTTGCGAGCATACACTGTACGCCCTCCATCTGGACTTTCAAAAATAGTTATCTCTGTAATTTTGCTGACCATCATAATATATGTCTATTTAACTGATTATATCGTAGTGTCAACAAAAAGCCCCTTTCGGGGCCTTTGATTATTGCCATCTTGCGATAGCCTTGGCTCGAATTTTGGCTTTAGTTTCTTCACTGTGTTTGCGGCCCAACATAGAATTTGGAGTAGTACGATTTTTTGCTATCTCTGATAAACGATTTTTGGTTTCTTCGGTATGCTTGTGAGCAACACGTACTGCGTTACACATTTTAGTTTTAGTTTCTTCACTATGTTTTCTTCCCTTAAACCCAACCATATTTTCTTTAATTTTTTGTTTAGTTTCAAAACTTCGTTTAATTCCGGTTGGGTCTGGTGGCAATCCGCCACCGGGTGCTTTGTTAAGTCCAATATTGCTGGTTGGCCTAAGATTTTTTTCTATCTCTCTACAAAATTTAGTTTCGCCATGTAAATAAACATCAACTATTCTGTTTTCCAGAAAATTCTTTTTCCTAGAATGTTCTTTTAATCTGCGAGTTAAATTTTTTGTAATCCCAATATATCCGTGTGAGTTTATATCAGTTTCTAGATCGCTATGGATCCAATATATTAAACAATCGTTGAGCATAACACCTCCTTAAAAATAAAAGCTCAAGAGTGTGTGTATGTGTGTGTGTGTATTATTTATGTTAATCAACAAAAAACCCGCCTGAGCGGGTTTAGTGTTTTTAAAGATAACTTTAAAATTAGGCTGCTGCTGTAGCTGTTGAAGCTAAACGGAAACCAACGTCTGTTACAGTTGCGCCAGAAGCATCATAGCCTGTGCCAGCTACGTTCGAACCGCATGAACGAATAGCTGTTTGCAATGTTGCTGCTGTGTAAGCTGCGGTTGGGTATACAGCCAATGACAAGTTTGTAACGTTAGCAGTAGCAGCAACTTGATAAATTGCGATAGTAGCTGTTTGCTGAATTGTCTGCAGAATTGTCTGGATTGCGCCGTTAACACCTGCTTGTGCTGAGGGATCAGCACCTAAGTCTACTCCAAAGAAGTCCAGTTTTGGACCCATGAAGTTAACTGGTACACCAGCTGGTGCGTAAGTTGCGTTTGCTGCTAACTGTGGGCCGTTAAGCGTGTCAGTTGCGAATACTGGTTGTGAACCACCTGATACTAATGGAATTTGTGCCATTTTAAATCTCCTAGTTGATGGACTCTAAGGTCCTACATCTATTTAGCTAGGTAATAAAAAAACAGCATTCTTGGTCTAAATTTATGAGTTATTTTGGCGATTATTTCTAGTAAAATCAAATCTATTGACAAACTTAGTGATACCACCGGGCGTAGCAATTACCCATCCCTCTTGCCCGGGATTCTGTCTGTCTAATTGTTGTAGTAAGTCCATTTTAATTTCATGAATTAATGTGAACGCAGCAAAAGCTGCGCTTATGCCATCCATATTAGAGCGTGGACTTTGTAAGTATTCCACTATATTTCTATATTTTCGTGGAGTAACATTATCTTGTAACCACCCGCCAAACCCAGGAATCAATGTATCAACGTCAAAATTAGATTCTATACCATCATTGACTACGCCATTGATGTAATCGATGCACAATCTAGGAAAATCACTTATTTGTAATTGTCTAAGCTCAGCTGGATTAAACAATGCGTCTATTGCCTCGCCGTGATCCTTCAATAAACTTTTTAATTCTTTGATTAAACTTGAATCACTTGGTCTGATATTTTCTTTTGGCTTAATAGGCTCTATTAATAACAAGTCCTTTACTGGCTTAAGTTTTACATTACTAATAAGTTGCTTTTCAGCACGATGTTCTTTGTAGTAGGTGTGAATAGCAATACCCACTTGACTGTTAGCAATTTCTTCTCCTAGCTTAGAAGTAGCAGGAATCTTATATTCTATCGTATTTGGTTTAAAAACGAACGCTCCTGCTTCCTCGGGTGGAGTATTAGAGTAAAGTAAGTCGCCTTGCACATACCCTTTGAAGTTTTGTGGCACAGCTTTTTCTAATAAGGGCCATAAAGTGTCGTACACGGGCGCGAGTTCTTCTGTGCGATTAGCGGACTTCCCGATGGTGCTTGATTTAGCATCACGTTCTGCTAATTGATCTGCTATATCAGCTGAACTTTTGAATAAACCATTGTACCCTG